CTTTGGCGAATGCAGCGTAGTTATCTTTACCAGTTAACTGAATGGCACCACGACCGCGATACTTGAAACCATCACCAGAAGCTTCGTCACCATTACCCATACGACCACCATATACCTTATTGGCAATCTTTTCTGGATTTCTGGCATAAGGAGTAGCAGCGGCAACATCAGGGAAATATTTACGGAAGATCTTTACAAGACCGTCAGCACTATAGTTTAGGTTTTCTGAAAGAGATTTAAAGCCACCACTTTCATGAGAGGTTTGAGCAAAGAAATGAGCAGCACGCACTTTAGGCATCTTCAAAAATTCTACAGCAGCCTTGAGAGTCCCCGGACCCCATGCACCATCAGCAGTTACACCAATCTTACTTTGAAAATCTTTTAAACTCATGCGAGACCCCTTAAATAGTAATTGACTTATTGTTGTTATAATGGTATACTAAGACACCCTCTCACCTATTTATATTGGAAGAACTATGCAATTCTACACTTCCGTCATTCAACGTGGCGACAATATCCTATACAGAGGATACGATAACGGAAAACTTGTGCAGAAGAAGATTCGATATAAACCTTATCTTTTCGTAGAATCTTCTAAGCCATCTGAGTACAAAACTTTACAGGATGTATCCGTTCACAAGATGGATTTTGATTCTATTGGAGATGCTAAGGAATTTGTAGAAACTCATGAGGGCGTTTCTAACTTTACTATTCATGGTCAGAGTCCTCGTTCATTCAATTATCTTTGGATTTATGATAATTATCGTAGTGACATTACGATAAACGTTGATTTTATAAAAACTGTATACCTTGATATCGAGGTTGCTTCTGACGATGGATTCCCTAAACCAGAATTCGCAGATAAAGAAGTCACTGCAATCGGTATGAAGTTTAAGGGCAACAAAATAGTTTTTGGTTGTGGGAGTTATTCCGCTAACGATGATGTTAAGTATGTCAAATGCCGTGATGAAGCTCACCTTTTAGATTCCTTTCTCAGAGCATGGCGAGTGATGGATCCCGATATCATTACTGGATGGAATGTTGAATCGTTTGACGTAGCATACCTTATCAATCGTATCAATAAGATTCTTGGTGAAAATGAAGCAAAACGACTTTCACCTTGGAATATTATTGTAGAAAAGAAGGTCAGTCACGGTAAAGCGAATGGGACTTTTATTGCTTATGATATTTTAGGTATTGCTATTCTTGATTATCTTCAGCTTTACAAGAAGTTTACCTACAGTAATCAGGAATCGTATAAGCTCGATCATATTGCCATGGTTGAACTTGGTGAAAAGAAACTTGATTATTCTGAGTATGGCAATCTATATGAGTTGTATCGAAACAACTATCAAATGTTCATCGATTACAACATTAAGGACGTAGAACTTGTAGAACGCTTGGAGGATAAGCTTAAACTTATCGAGCTTGTCTTTGCTATGGCTTACAGTGCTAAAGTCAACTATGTAGATACTTTTGGTGTTGTAAAGCTTTGGGATATTGTCAGCCATAATTTCTTGTTAGATCGCAACATTGTAGTGACACCAAAGGAAAGCATTCCTGATATTCCATATGCGATGTTGAATTCACCAGAGAATCTTATGAATGATTCTATTGAAGAAGGATCATTTACTGGTGCGTATGTTAAGGTGCCACAAGTAGGAATGCACGAGTGGGTTTGTTCATTCGATTTGAACAGCCTATATCCACACCTCATCATGCAGTACAACATTTCACCAGAGACTTATGTCGAACAGGTTCCCGGTCAAAAGAATGTAGATACTTTCCTTCAAGGGGATGCTGATAATTGGAATACAGACCTAATCAAAACTGCGAATCGTTGTTTGTTTCGACGGGATAAACAAGGATTTCTTCCTGAATTGATGGAATTGTATTACAACAAACGAACCATCTATAAGAAGAAGATGATCGAACTTCAGAAAGAATATCAAAAGAATAAGTCTTATGAGCTAGAAAAGGAGATTGCTCGATACAACAATCTTCAGATGGCTTTTAAGATTATGTTGAATTCGGCGTATGGTGCTCTTGGCAATTCACATTTTAGATATTACCAGATTGCCCTTGCCGAATGTATTACTCTTTCAGGTCAGGTCTCTATTCGCTGGATTGAGAATGAGATGAATCGATATCTGAATAAAGTATTGAAGACTGATAAAGATTACATTATCGCTTCAGACACCGATTCGATTTATATCAATTTCAGTGGACTTGTAGATAAAGTATTCGAGGGTAAAGAGAAGGAAACTACAAAGGTTGTTGACTATCTGAATAAGGTATGCGAACAAAAGCTTGAGCCTTTTATTGATGAGTGTTATGGGCATCTTGCAGTGTATACCAATGCGTATGCTCAGAAGATGAAAATGAAGCGAGAATCTATTGCCGACAAAGGTATCTGGACTGCCAAAAAGCGATACATTTTAAACGTATATGATTCAGAAGGTGTACGATATGCTGAACCCAAACTTAAGATGATGGGTATTGAAGCTATTAAATCGTCTACTCCTTTGGCTTGTCGAGAGTCTATTAAGAAGGCTTTGAAGATTATGATGACTGAAGATAATCAAGTGCTTATTCAGTTTGTCGAGGATTTCCGAGAGAAGTTTTCTAAGATGCCTTTTGAAGAAATTGCATTTCCTCGTGGATGTAACAACCTAGCCAAATATTCCAATGATGATTTGGTATATTCTAAGGGTACACCTATTCACGTTAAGGGTGCGTTGTGGTATAATCGTTTGATAAAGAAAAAGAATTTGGCAAAACGCTATCCGTATATTTCTGAGGGTGAAAAGGTTAAGTTTTGTTACCTCATGCGAAATAAATACGGGATAACGGTTATTTCTTCTCCAGCGGAATTGCCTAAAGAATTGGATATTGAGCAGTTTATTGATTATGACACTCAGTTTAATAAAGCATTCATTGAACCATTAAATGCAATTGCCGAAAAGATTAACTGGACAACAAAACAAAATACTGCTACTACGCTGGACGACTTTTTTTCATGAACAATTTGAGGTAAAACATGTCATTTTTCAAAAATCTTGTAGAAAGTATAAAAGATGAAGATACAAATATCGTCGCTGATGGGGTGGGTTCTGCGGAATATAGTGGATGCATTGATACTGGGAGTTATATTCTCAACGCAGTTCTTAGTGGTAGTATTTTTGGGGGTGTCCCAAATAATAAAATTACTGCTTTCGCTGGTGAATCTGCTACCGGAAAAACTTTCTTCGTACTTGGGATCGTCAAAGCATTCCTAGATTCTAATCCTACTGCCGGTGTCATGTATTATGATACTGAGGCTGCTGTTACTAAACAGATGATGGAGTCTCGCGGAATTGATACTAAGCGAGTGATTGTTGCTGAACCAGATACCATTCAGAAGTTTAGAACTCACGCACTTAAGACGCTTGACTATTATGAAAAGGGTGGTGCAGACCGTCCTCCGTTTATGATGGTGCTTGATTCATTGGGTCTTCTATCTACCACAAAAGAAATGGAAGATACTGCTGAAGGTAAAGAAACTCGCGACATGACTAAATCGCAGACCATCAAGGCTGCATTTCGAGTGTTGACTTTGAAGTTAGCGAAGGTCAAGGTTCCGCTTATCGTAACCAATCACGTTTATGATATCGTCGGCGCATATGTTCCCACTAAAGAAATTTCTGGTGGTTCAGGCCTTAAATATGCTGCGTCTACTATCGCTATGCTTTCCAAAAAGAAAGATAAAGATGGTAACAACGATGTGGTCGGTAACATCATCAAAGTCAAGATGCATAAGTCTAGGTTGTCGAAAGAAAACGGTCAGGTCGAGGTTCGTCTATCCTATGATAAGGGTCTTGACAAGTATTATGGTTTGCTTGATTTGGCTGAGAAGTATGGTATAATCAAGAAGGTTACTACTCGCTACGAGATGCCCAACGGAACTAGGCTTTTTGGAAAGGAAATTCTATCCAATCCAGAAAAGTATTTCGATGATGAGATGCTTCTTCGTCTAGAAGAGTGTGCCAAAAAAGAATTCAGTTATGGTGGTCAAGGAGAAATTGATGACAATCGAGAAGACGATTCTATCGAATCTGGTATTTAATGAACAATATGCTCGTAAGACAATACCCTTTCTCACAGAAGAATATTTTAAAGACAACACAGAAAAACGACTTTTTAGACTACTTGATGGATATGTAAAAAAGTACAATGCCTTCCCTTCAAAGGAGGCATTGATAATTGATTCTTCTGCTATGGACGATCATAGTGAACAATCATTTAAAGATACGCAAGACTATATTGAAGCACTATCATATGATTCTTCTACAAAGGAAGAATGGCTGTTAGACCAGACCGAAAAGTTTTGTCAAGACCAAGCTTTGTTTAATGCAATCTCTAAGTCCATTCAGCTTATGAATAGTGACAAGGCTGGTATTTCTAAAGGATCTATTCCTCAGATTTTGGCAGATGCTTTGGCGGTCTCTTTTGATACACACATTGGTCATAGTTTCCTTGATGACTGGGAAACTCGATTCAATTCGTATCATCTTAAAGAGTCTAAGATTCCTTTTGATTTGGAATACTTCAATAAGATCACTCAGGGTGGACTATCCCCCAAGACGTTGAACATTTGTTTGGCTGGTACTGGTGTTGGTAAGTCAATGTTTATGTGTCACTGTGCTACCGGTAATCTGATGGCAGGGTATAATGTTTTGTACATCACCCTTGAAATGTCTGAAGAAAAGATTGCTGAACGTATTGATGCAAACACTCTTAACGTCACAATCGATGAGTTGTCTTCTCTCTCTAGAGATGTTTATGAAAAGAAGATTAACAAAGCTCGTGAAAAAACTGTAGGTAAACTCATCATTAAAGAATATCCTACGGCATCTGCTAGTGCTTCTAATTTTCGTTATCTACTGAATGAACTTAAGATTAAGAGGAATTTTGTACCTGATATTGTATACATTGATTACTTAAACATTTGTGCATCTTCTCGTTTAAAGACAGGAACAAACTTCAATTCATACACTTACATCAAAGCAATTGCAGAAGAGCTTCGTGGACTTGCTGTTGAGTTTAACGTACCAATCATTAGTGCGACTCAGACAAATCGCGGAGGTTTTGGAAACTCTGACGTAGAACTTACAGATACTTCGGAATCGTTTGGTCTTCCTGCTACGGCTGACTTTATGTTTGCAATCATCACTAGCGAACAGCTTAACACATTGAATCAATTAATGGTCAAGCAATTGAAGAACCGTTATAGTGACCCAAATATGTATAGAAAGTTTGTCATAGGGGTTGACAGGTCTAAGATGAGATTGTATAATCTTGAGGAACGAGCACAGGATAACATTATTGATGGTGCTCAACCTTCAATGACAGTTTCTCCTGTCAAGAAAAAATTTGACAAACCCTCATTTCAGGACTTTACTTAATGAATATCTTTTTCTTGTCACATGACCCGAATCAATGCGCTGAGTACCACTGTGATAAACATGTTGTCAAGATGATTCTTGAATATGCACAACTGTTATCAACCGCTCATCGTATTCTTGATGGTCAAGAATATGTTGACAACAGTTCTGGGCGTAAAATCAAACGTTGGAAGTTAGATGATGGGCGAGAAGATATGTTGTACAAAGCAACACACATCAATCACCCTTCAGCAATTTGGGCTAGGCAAGGGCAGGCTACTTATTCATGGCTTTATGCATTGTGGGTAAGTTGCCTCAATGAATATACTCATCGATATGGTAAATCTCATGCTTGTGAAAAACTTAGGTTTGTCCTTGCCAATATTCCTAAAAATCTAAAGAATAGTAATTGGTCAGAGCCACCTCAAGCAATGCCAGACGAATGTAAAACAAATGATGCTATCAGTGCATATCGTCAATATTATGTGATGAAGAAGAATGGGTTTGCTCGATGGACTAACCGTGAAATTCCAAAGTGGTATTCACATGGGATTTTGTCTTTACTTACAATCGAATCACAAGCGATGGGTTTATATGATTGATATAGAGATAAATGGAATTCGCTCCGATAAGAAAAAGATGAGACTCTTTACTGAGGCTTTGAATTTTTATATGAGCAAATTATTCAAGAAAGACCCAAATATCGAAGTTGAACTTAACTTTATTAATAAGTTAGATGCTCATGGTTATTGTATTGTAGAATCATCTCATTATCCAAAGTTTTTTGTAATAGAACTAAATAAAAGCATAGATGAAGAACAGCAACTCAGAGCACTTGCACACGAGTCTGTTCATTGTATGCAGTATCGTAAAAATCATCTTCAAAATAAAAAAGATGGTGTTTATTGGAAAGGTGTCTGGTTTGAGTCGATGGAAAAAAATGAAATGTATTTCACAGCACCTTGGGAATTACAGGCATACGAATTAGAAGAAACGCTTTACAATGATTTCATGATGTATTATAATGAAGTGAATAGTAAATAAAGAATATTCCAGTGTACTCAAATAGTAAGGAGAGCGGACTGTTAATCCGTCATATGCTGGGGCAGAACCAGCCACTGGAGCCATTTTTTGTTATAAATAACACTCTTACAACCCGCTTAACAGTAGGAGATGACTATGTATAAGCAAGAACATTATTATGAAGTGGATAACTTCAATACACTAGAAATGATATATCAACAATTGCACAATCAATATAAAAATGTTGAAAAACGTCTCATCAAAACCATCGATGAGAATAAGAACCTCAAGTCATTGCTATCAGAAAATAAAAACATTCATCCTTTTATCGACTAATGAAAACCTGTCCTAGATGCGGTAAAGAGCATGAACGGAATGGTAAATTTTGTTCGCCTTCTTGTGCTAATAGTAGACAATGGACAGAAGAAGATAAGAAAAAGAAATCTGATTCTTACAAAAAATTCTATCAGACTGAAGAAGGCGAACTAAATAGATGGATAAAAGGGAAAAGGAATTCTAACAATGGATTTCTTCCCATGGACTCAATAGAGGTCCAAGAAAAAGTAGAAGATGATTATATAATTCCGCATAGTTTTGAAGAAGATAATTCAAAATTTGTGTCGGGTGGAGATGTATGGTTTGTTGATGAGTGAGGTACAACATGTTTGAACAAAGTAAAGCTGCTAAACGTCGATTTGATGATGGTAACTTTCATAATCGTTATTTTATTGGAAAGGGGATTGATATTGGATGCGGCGATGACAATCTTGGTCGCCTTCGCCATGTATTTCGCGGTATTCAGGATGTAAAACCTTGGGATCTCCCTGATGGTGACGCGCAATATTTAGAGGGCGTTGCAGATAACCAATTCGATTTTGTTGTTTCTAGTCATTGTCTAGAACACATGGTCAATCCTAGTGTTGCTCTAAAAAACTGGATTCGTGTATGTAAGCGAAACGGTTACTTGGTTATTACTATTCCTGATGAAGAAATGTACGAGCAAGGTATTTGGCCTAGTCAATATAATTCAGATCATAAATGGTCATTTACTCTAAATGATAATCGTGGACTACCCGCACCTTATCGTGCAATTATGTCTAATACGATTAATGTTCTTGATTTTTGTCAGCAAGTAAATACTCTTGCTGTAGTAGAAAAGATTGAAGTCATTCGAGACTTTTATTATGAAGGCTATCCTACACAAGATCAAACGTTACACCCCTGTATTGAATCCTGCATTGAAATCATTCTAAGAAAAATATGAAGAAGCCATTTGTACTTTTAGTTGGTGATAATTGCCGAGACATTTATTATTATGGTAATGTCAATCGAATCAGCCCAGAAGCACCTGTTCCTGTTTTAGACTACACCTTTAAAGAAGAAAAATATGGAATGGCGGGTAATGTATGGCACAACTTGGAAAAGCTTGGTTGTGACATTGTATTTCTCACTTCTGGGCGTTCGACAAAGACTCGATTTGTTGATGCTAAAACCAAACAACAATTGATTCGATTTGATGAAGACCCAAAACGAGAACCAGTCCAATTACCATCTTTACATTCAAAGACTTCGGTATTTGATGCAATTGTGATTTCTGATTATGATAAAGGTTCTATCACATACGATACAATTGATTATATTAAAAAATATTATGATGGACCAGTATTCATAGATACCAAGAAAAAAGATCTTGCTCGATTTGAAGGCATGTATGTCAAAATTAATCAGAAAGAATATGAAGACGCAATTTCTTATCCAGAAGAACACCTAATTACTACTTTGGGTGATATTGGTGCATCATATAAAGGTAAATTATACGAAACTAAACGTATAGAAAATTTTGATGTGTGTGGTGCTGGTGATACTTTTTTTGCATCTTTTGTTTATAAATTCCTCTGTACAAAGAATATAAATGAGAGTATAATATTTGCAAATGCTGCGAGTTCTGTGACCGTACAGCAAAATGGAGTTTATTCACCATCTATTCAAGAGATAGAAGGAGCTTTATAATGGATTCAGGTAAATTAGGTATTATTCAGTTACGAGGTGCGGGGGATTGTTTAATTGCCCTTCCTATTGCTAAAT